GTTCAAAGTACTTGGCTTCAAAAAAGAGATAGAACTTTTATAAATGAATATGTGGGAAAATTAACAGGTCCTGAAGGATCTCAAACTGGTCAAGATGTGACTGGATTACCTAAATATTATGCAATGTTTGGAGGAGCGACTGGAGATGGATCAACTAATTCAGGGAATATAATAATGGCACCCACTCCTGACGCTAATTATTTAATAAATATTCATGGAAATGTCACTCCAGATACTTTGGAATCAGGGAATGTTACTAATTATATTAGTCTTAATTACCCTCAATTATTATTATATGCTTGTCTGGTAGAGGCATATGGATTTTTAAAAGGTCCAATGGATATGTTGACATTATATGAAAATAAATATAAACAAGAACTAACTAAATTTGCAAGTGTGCAAATTGGGAGACGGAGAAGAGACGATTATACGGATGGTACTGTTCGTATACCAATCGAATCACCGCCTCAATAATTAGGAGATAACTATGGCAATAACATCAGCAATTTGTAATAGCTTTAAACAAGAAATTCTAGAAGCAGAACACAATTTTACAGCTTCAACTGGAAACACTTTTAACTTAGCTTTATACACTAGCTCTGCAACTTTAGGAGCATCAACAACAGCTTATGCAAGCACGAATGAAATAACAAATACTTCAGGAACTGCTTATTCAGCTAAAGGGAAAGCATTAACAAGTGTTACACCAACTTTAGATTCATCAACTGCAGTTTGTGATTTTGCAGATGTCTCTTGGACATCAGCTTCTTTCACAGCTAATGGATGTTTAATTTTTAATGATTCACATTCAACAGACGCAGCAGTTTGTGCGGTAGCATTCGGTGGTGATAAAACTGTATCAAGCGGAACTTTCACAGTTCAATTTCCAGCAGCAGCAGCAACTACAGCGATAATTCGTATAGCATAAGGAGGTAAGTCCTTATGGCCTACGTAAGAACATTCACCGTCACGGTTAGTGGTGGTAAATATTTCATTGATAGTGTTCAACAACCAACTATAAATATAGCAGAAGGTGGTCTATATAAATTTGATCTTTCTGATAGTTCTAACGAAGATTATATTTTTAGATTTTCAACAACAAGTGATGGCACACATTCAGGTGGTTCTATTTATACAACAGGAGTTGATATTTCAGGAACACCCGGAAATTCCGGTGCTTATCTTCAAATTCAAGTAGCAGATGGTGGAGAACAACCAGCTGCACCTGATCCTCTTTATTATTTTGATACCACTACCTCTAATATGGGAGGTCAAGTAAATACTCCAACAGCTGCTTCTTATGGAATGCGTTCATGGGGTGATAATCAATGGGGTAATCAAAACGAAGTTGATGCATCTTTAACTGGTTTAGGTTTAACTTCTTCTATCGGAGAATTATCTGCATTTAATGAACAAGGATGGGGTTCTGATGGATGGGGTGAAGAAGGTTGGAATGGTGCAAATACAATAACTCTAACTGGTCTTTCAGCCACTATCTCAGTAGGTGATGCTGTTGGTTCAGTAAATCAAGGTTGGGGTAGATCTGAGTGGGGTGAAGAACCTTGGGGAGATAGTGATAACCCAGTAGTAAATATAACAGGATTAGGATTAACTTCTTCTATAGGAGAAGTTTCAGCATTTAACGAACAAGGTTGGGGTAGAGACACTTGGGGTGCTGAGAACTGGGGTGAATCAGCAATGACAGTTGTTGTTGATGTTTCATCTAGCGGAGTAGGAACAACAGCAGTTGGATCTCTTTCTACAACTGAAATGGCTGTTGGATTAAGTGGTCAAAGTGCTACTTCATCTGTAGGTACTCCAGGATTAGAATTTGGACCAGCAGGTGCATTGTCCGGAGTTTCAGCAACTGCAAGCGTTGGTTCTGTTGACACTGCAATTGTAGTTCCATTAAGCGGAATTGGAGCAACAGCTTCAGTAGGTGCTATTACACCAGCTGATGTAATGGGATTAACGGGAGTTTCGTCAACTGTTTCTGTAGGATCTATAACAGTTAGTGATGCACAAATATTTAATATAACTGGTGTGGGTGCAACTTCTGCAGTGGGCGCTATTACGCTAGCTGATATGACTGTAGGATTATCTGGTCAAGCAGCAACTTCTGGAATTGGCTCTATTTCACCAACAGAAATGACTATGGGATTAACTGGTGTTTCTGCTACAATTAGTGTAGGACAGGTTGCTGGTCCAATAGCATGGAAAAAAGTAACTCCAACACAAGGTGGTAGTTGGAGCAAAAGAACAGCTACACAAGGGGGTAGTTGGAGTAAAGTTACACCACCATAATAAATATATAATGTTGACATTGTATATAAAACAAATTAAAAATAACGAATTAAGCAGGAGATAAATTATGGCTTCAACATACACACCTTTAGGTGTTGAAAAAATGGCAACCGGTGAAAATGCCGGTACATGGGGAACAAAAACCAATACAAACTTAGAAATTATCGAGCAATTCGCTGGTGGTTATACTACTCAAGCGGTATCTGATTCAGGAGATACAACTCTTTCAGTATCAGACGGCTCAACAGGAGCAACTCTTGCTCATAGAGTAATTGATTTAACAGGAGCACTTACAGGTTCAAGAAACGTAACTATACCTATTGACGTACAACAAATGTATGTTCTTAAAAATTCTACAACAGGATCTCAAGCTGTTACATTTAAATATGTTAGTGGTACAGGATCTAGTGTTGCATTTACAGGTGGTGATACATCTTCTAAAATAGTTTATGGTACAGGGTCAGGATCTAATCCAAACATTGTTGATTTAGGATTTGTTACTACTACTGGTACTCAAACTTTAACAAACAAAACTTTAACATCTCCTAAAATAGGAACTTCTATTTTAGATACTAATGGGCTTGAATTAGCTCTTTTAACAGCGACAAGTTCTGCAGTTAATGAAATTACATTAGCTAATGCAGCTACTGGTAATAGCCCTATTATTAGTGCAACAGGAGATGATTCAAATGTAGGTATACAATTTAAAACAAAAGGAACTGGAGTTATTCAAGCTGAAGATGGTGGTGGAACAGTTGCTGCAGTTAAGATTGCAGGAAAAGAAACTATGTGGGTTCCAGCTTCTGCTATGTATGGAGCTACAACTAATGGTGCTGATGCACAACAAGTTGAAACAACAGCAACAAGACCTGATATGAACGTTTTAGATTTTGATGCAAGTACAGCTGAGTACGCACAATTTTCAGTTGGATTCCCTAAATCATGGAATGCAGGAACAGTAACTTTTCAAGTTTACTGGACACCTGCTACTACTAATACAGGAAACTGTATTTTTGGATTACAAGGAGTATCTTGTGGAGATAGTGATACTATTGACGTTGCTTATGGAACAGCAGCAGAAGTTACAGACGCAGGTATAGGAACAGTTGAAGACCAACAAATTACTTCAGAAAGTGGCGCAGTAACAATTGCAGCAGCTGGTGATGGAGAACAAACATATTTTCAATTATATAGAGATGCAGCTGATGGTAGTGATACTTTTACAGGAGATGCAAGAGTATTAGGAATTAGATTATTCTTTACTACGGACTTAGCTAACGACGCATAAGGAGTAATTAATGAAGGATTATAAACTTAATCACTTTAATCAAATAGGCAAAGGATCTAAAAAAAATAAAAATACTAAACCAAAAATTAAAGGTTTTGGTTATCAAGTATTAGGATTTGGAGCTGGTGGAGCAAAAAAATTAGAACCCTTCAATGCTTCTTACATAGTAGTAGCTGGAGGCGGCGGCGGTGGCGGCGCTCATAATGCTGCATCAGGCGGTGGCGGAGCTGGAGGATTTAGAGAAGGTCAAACCCCAGGAATTTATACTGCTTCCCCAAAAGCAGCTGCATGTTCATCAGTCCCAATTATAGTAGGAACCCCTTATTCAATAACAATAGGAGGAGGAGGAAGCGCAGGACCAGCACCAGCTAGTGTAGGTAATGCCGGTAGTCCTTCAAGCATGGCTTACAATCCATCCGCAACTATAACATCTAGTGGTGGCGGTTTTGGTGGCGGAGGTCACAACGACCCCCCAGGCCCAGGAACTTATGCTGCAGGCGGCCCCGGAGGATCTGGAGGAGGTGGCTCTCAACCACCAGGAGCTTCCGGAGGATCTGGAAATGCTGGAGGTTATACTCCCACTGAAGGAAATTCAGGAGGAAATGGTGGTGGACCTCCTGGTACTCACGCAGGCGGCGGAGGAGGCGGCGGCGCAACAGCAAGCGGCACCGGAGGAGGAAATCCCGGACAAGCTGGTCCTGGTGGAGCCGGAGCAACAACTTGTATTACAGGATCACCTGTAACATACGCTGGAGGCGGCGGTGCGAGTGGCGGCGACGGTGGTGGCGCTGAAAGAAAAGGATGCGGCGGAGCTGGCGGCGGCGGAAATGGCGGCCCTGGTGCGGAAGATGGAACAGTCAATACCGGTGGTGGTGGCGGAGGTGGTCAACAATCACCTTGTGCAGGAGCTGGTGGATCAGGTGTTGTAGTAATAAGAGCACCCTCAGATGCAGCATGTAAAGTGACAGTTACTCCAGGTACAAATACAGTAAGCGCTGCACCCGATGGAAATATTATAGCTAGATTTACTGTATCGGGAACATATACAACTGCAGAAT